ATATATCTGTTGAAAGAATAACTTCATTCTCATTATCTGCTACTAGGTAGCCCACTGTAGAACGCATAATAGGTTTAGACTTCTTGGCTTCACTGATAAGTATATCTTCAGTGTCCACCCAAGCATCTCCCCATTTTACTTCTACAACTTTATCCCTCACAACTTATACATCCTTCATCTTCTAAATTGATCTTAGGTATCTTTATATTAACATTCTCAGTGTTACGTGCTGCATCAGATCTTAAATAATAAAGAGACTTTAGTTTGTGCATACCTGCCCAGTGTACATCATTTAAGTACTGTAAGAAATCATTATGTGTATCTTGATCTGATTCTATGGGAGGAGGTTTGAAAAATAAATTTACACTTTGACTCTGACAAATATATTTCTGACGCATAGAAGCATGTTCTATAATCCATATCTGATTTATCTCTGGTGCAGTTTTAAATATTTCTTTTTGATCATCAGTCAATATATCTAAGTGCTGCACTGAGCCTTCATGTGCTGCGATGTCCTTCCATACCTCATCACGTTTCTTTTGAGTAGGCAGAAGCTCAAATAATAAATCATCTAGATATTTATTCTTAACTTTAAAACTTCCAGTCAGTGTTTTGTGTGTGTATACATTAGCCCTGATAGGCTCTATAGAAGGGCTTGTACCCCCACATATAATAGAACTAGAAGCGTTAGGAGCCACAGCAAGTAAGTGAGCGTTACGTTTATTACTACCCTTCATGTCTGGGGCTTCACCTCTTTCTTCTGCTAGTCGCTTAGATGCTAACTCTGCCCTATCTTTAATTAAAGAAAAAGATTTATTATTAAAAGAAGAAGCATACATACTTTCAAAAGCAATGTTATTTTTCTGCAGATAACTATGAAAACCCATAGCTCCTAAGCCTATAGACCGTTCTCTCATGGCTGAGTAGGCTGCTTTTTTATAACCTTCTTGACCTGCTACTGAATCAATAAAGTTTTCTAATACATTATCTAGCATCGTTACAAGATCACTAATAAAGTTTTCATCTTGCGACCAATCATCATAGTACTCTAAGTTTACACTAGATAAGCAGCAAACGGCTGTCCTATCTTCATTAGTAGGTAAGGTTATTTCAGAGCAAAGGTTACTCTGCTTTATTTCTAAACCTAATTTCTTTTGTTCAGGGGGCAGAGCATCATTACAAGTATCAATGTTTACTATGTAAGGCTCTCCAGTTTCCATTCTAGTTTGTATTATTTGGAACCATAAATCTCTAGCCTGTACTATCTTTACTGCGGTGTTAGTCTTAGGATCTATAAGTCTCCATTCTAAATTTTCTTCTACAGCATTTAAGAACTCATTAGTTATATTGATTCCGTTGTGGAGGTTTAAACATTTTCTATTTAAGTCTCCTCCTGTAGTCTTACGCATGTTTATAAATTCTTCTACTTCTGGATGAGATATATCTAAGTATGCTGCATAGCTACCGCGCCTAGTAATGCCTTGATTAAAAGCTAACATCTGGGAATCTACTACGTGCATGAAAGGGATAGATCCAGTAGACCTACTGCCGTTAGAAGTATCCACCCCATTGCTACGAACACTACCCCAATATCCACCAATGCCTCCACCTCCACTTGCAAGCCATATGTTCTCATCATAATGGCTAGATAAACCATCCCTAGAATCAGGTACGTAATTGAGAAAGCAGCTGATAGGTAAACCGCGAGAGGTTCCCCCGTTAGAAAGTATAGGAGTACTGAAGCTAAACCAGTGCTTACTAGCGTAGTTGTAAAGTCTCTGTCCAAGATCGAAATCAATATGTCCCTTATAAGTAGAACCAAAAATACTGGCCCTTGCAAAAGCTTGTTGAGCATGGGTTTCTCCTTCCCATAAGTATCTGTCTATAATAGTTTGCTTACTAAAATTATTTAATGTTACATCCTTATCGTAATCAATATGAATACCTAAGTATGGCTGCACTCCAATTTTATCAGTCATGAATATTCTTTCCTATTTCTTGTATAAGTTTCTGAAGATACCACTGGGCTTTCTTTAAATCTTTTATTTTATCTTTGTATCTGTATCGCCATACATATTTTATTACGTTACCACGTAAGTAACCTTCATACTCTTCTTTAGTTGAAGCAGCTTCAATAGCTTCAATACATTCTACCTTACCATTATTATAATGTACTGGGTGATTTACATCATCTTTTTTTAAAGTTAAAGGTTTATCTTTATCAAACCCTTGACCTAACCTATAACTATTAGCTACGCTACTCCATTCTTCAGGTGTTACATCATCAATGCTCATAGTATCTCCTATTCACTTTCAATATTTAAAGTATTATCTTTACGGTAATTCATATCTACCCACTCACTAGGTAAAGAATCTTCACTGTACCATTTAAAGTTATTGGCAGAAGCCCACTCACCATGACTTCTTTTAGTGCCATCTTTCCTGCGTTTAGCTTGTGGCATTGGAGAAGATGGGTTGGCAAACAAAAAGACTAGCTCCGTGTTAGGAGGTAATGCTTTGTTAATCCAGATGTATTTACTGTACTCAGCAAAATCCCAGAACCTACCTTTAGCTTCTAAAAGAATTATTTGATTACCCATTATCCTAACGAAGTCAGGCTCGTACACATGCTCTATTATATAAGCTACTTCTTTAGTATGATGCTTCCATTCTTTTAGCAATCCCTTGTGTAGATCATGTTCCCAATTAGAATCATAGCTAGGAGGGACATTCTTTTCTTTAGGTCGTTTAACTCTAGGTTTTCTAAAGCCCTTACGAATTGTTTTTTTCAATGTCTTTTAACCTCACTGTGGCTACATCTATATGAGTTCTACGCACTAAGGTTTTTATTTTTTTAACAGTCCATTTAAAAGAGTAAGCACTAAGTTTAAATTGATTGTTAGCAAAGAGGTGTGTTTGTGGAGATAAATAAGAAAGAATATTATTCTCATTAACATTCTCTGATTCATCTTTAGACACTAAACCTTTAAACCATTCAACTAAAATAACTTTAGATTGTTTCCGTATCTTCTTGCAAAGCTTGGAATTCATGATCTACCTCCTGTACTTTAGGCTCTACTACAATTTTTGTTAGAAAAGAAAAACCTTTTGAGTATTGAAATACTCTCAAGCCTTTTCCATTATTAGAGTTCTCATAACATTTAAATTTATGAGGACACCAAGCGCAGTTCTTATGTAATTTTTCATTGCCCTTTACGCCATCTGGTACAGTATCATAACAGTAATCTTCAGGGGGCGCGTCTTTTGAAAGAGCAATCTTTAGATTTTTTATTTTATTTTTTATATTAGGTTTGTCTAAATCCTCTGGCTGATAAAAACATAGCTCACCATTTTCTTTATTGATAACTAGTAGCCCTCCATTACTAGTACCTTCTGATTCTTCGTACCCTGCAAGCTGTCCTAAGTATCCAAAGGGATCGTCATCTCTCAGTGTTCCGTTTTTAAATTTGTTGAATGCAAAACCAGACGCAGTTTTTATATCTACAACTTCATCATCTATGATGCAGTCTATGTGTCCAGTTATGCTATCAACTACAACTTGTTTTTGTTCTCCAGTTATATCGTGTCCAGATATAACAACAAAAAGTTTAACTAGTTCTTCTAGCATATGACCATAAAGAAACTTGATCTGCGTAGAAGGATTAGTTTTAAAAGATTCTTGATCTGTAGTTTGGCTATCAAACCACAAACGTCTAGCAGGTTTACCTACATTAGACATCCGTATAGAGAAGTTAGAATCTCTTTTAGTTGGGTTAGCCCAAGAGCGCATTACATCTTTCATAGCTTCGCCAAAGTTTTCTATCTGTTGTTCAGATATATCCAGAGGTTTGCCATCTGATAAAGGTTCTAAAGTTTTATATATATCTTCAACTAAAGTATTCATATTCTATGTTTCACAAATCTACATTTGCGACTCTTTGAATTGTAATGTAAGTACTGTACGTTCAGTTCTTTTTGTAATGGAGTTTTTGCTGAAAGCCTCCCATCTTTATATGACTTAACGTCAATCAATTTTATTTCTCCTTTAGGACACATAGCTACAATATCTACTGGTCCAGTACAGCCACAGTTTTTAAAGACATGATAACCATTATCCCACAGCCATGTGATAGCATAATGTTCTGCCAGATCACCTACTCTACTTGGATCGTGTTTAATCTTCATAAGAAATATTCTCTGTTAATTTATATTCCCAAAGGCCATAAGTTCTTCTACCTTTGGCTCTACGATCTACAGTATGCAAACCAAATTTTTCTTTTCTAAAATCTCTTAGGTAAGCAGACACACTTGTTTCAGGTACTTCTAATTTTAAAGATATTTCTTTAAGAGTTCTCCATTTAGAATCTTTCATTAAAGAATATACTTTATCTCGCGCAGTCTTTAATCTAGAAAAATCGTACTCAATTGTATAGGGCGATTCATTTAAAAATAAATCTCTTTGTTTTATATTAATGTGTTTCACTCCAGTTATCTCCTATATGATATTCACCATCTAAAGGACACTTCATATTGAAAGCAAGTCCTGCGTTTTGTATTGCTTTTATACCTAGTTCACCTACAAGTTTAGCATCTTTCTTTATAACTTCTATCTGCCATTCATCGTGTATGTTAGCTACGAAGTGAGCATCTAAATCATTGTCTATAATGTAACTGTTAAGTAGCTCTAATGCTTTCTTCATTACAATACTACCACCGCCCTGCAGTAAAGCATTGAGGGCTGAGTGTGCTGACCTAATGTATATCTTCCTACCATCTAATCCTTTAATGAAGCCTTTAGCTGATGCTCTTGTAACTCTATCTTTGAGATGTTTAAGTGATGGGAGATTATCGAGGAAACGTTGTTTAAGTCTTTGACCATCTTGTTTGCCTCCTCCAACCACTGTTCCCAACTTCTCATTTCCTGCTCCGTATATAAAGGCATAGATGAATGTCTTCGCCTGATTTCTTGATTCAAGTCCTGCAAGGTTTTGATTAGCTGTGTGTATGTCTCCGTGTAAAATTTCATTAGTAAAGTCCTCATTATCCATATAGTGAGCAAGCATCCTTAGTTCTAATCCAGAGGCATCAATGCCTACTAGATTATAATCTTTAGGTACTGTCCAACAAGCACGACACTCTGTCCCATAAGGAGCATTAGAGTTAGGTACTTGAGCAAGGTTAGGTTCTCTATGAGTCATCCTTCCTGTGATTGTACCATTGGGATTCACAAAACCATGTACCCTATCTATACTATCTACATTATCTATCCAAGATTTTATCTGTGCTATTCTTTTCTGATACATAAGATAGTCAGCGATAAGCGTAGCTTGGGGTATATCTTTTATTCTTTTAAGAGTACCCTCATCTACAATAGGTTGACCAGTAGGTGTGAACTTAGTTGGCTTCCAACCAAACTTCTTTAAGTACTCGCCAATCTGTTTACGTGAGCCTAAGTTAAACTCTGTACGGCTTATCCTTTTTATTTCATCCTGCTCATTCAGGGAATCGTACTCATCAGAATTTAACCTATACTTAATCCCCTCGGAATCAACAGCCATCTTAGATAGTTTACCTGCACCAGTTTTAACAGGATATAATATCAGAGTATGTTCTTCAGGTTTAAATTCCTTATGTACTTCTGCAACAGTAGCATCGAGCTTATCTTTTAATGTAGCAAGTAATAGACAGGCATGTCTAACATCAAGTAGAAAGCCCTTCTCTCTTTGCTTGTTTAAGATACCGGCAATGTTCTGTTCTAAGTTTATAGAATCTCTAGAGAACCCCTGCTTCTCTTTGCTAAGAGCATCGTACACTCTTTTGTTTAGGAGTACATCCCTCTCACAGTATGTCACCATCTCCTGAGAAAAGTGTCCATAATCATCAAACTCAATCTTAGGAAACTTTAGTCTAAAGCCCCATGATTCTAGACCATGATTGCCTTCCCGAACTGGGTTGAATAAACGAGACAACACTAAGGTATCTACTAATGGTTTAGCAGATAAATCAATGCCAGTAAGCTTATGAATGACAGGAATGTCAAAGCCTATAATGTTGTGACCAATAAGTTTGTCAGCCTCCTGTAACTTACTAAGTCCTTCTTGTAATGTGTTGCCATAGTAAGAGTTCAACTCCTCTGTGCTAGTATCACAAGTACTTAGACACCATATCTTTGTAGCATCTAGACCGTCAGTTTCCACGTCGAATACTAAGGAACTCATAGCTCTTCTCCATCATCTATATAATCTTGAGAATCTACTTCTGATAGCCTACCAGTATCCTGATTGTATAGCAAATGGGTAGCCATTCCTACATCACCAGTATATCTAGATTTAAGTACACGCAGATGAGTTGTCTGAGCTTCTATAGGATCATCGGATTGTTGGTTACGTTCTAAAGCTATAACACAATCAGACAACTGAGCAATAGACTGAGAGCCTCGCAAGTGATTAAGCCCTACAGTAACCCCATTCTCATGCCCCCTGTTGCCTTCTACTCTACGCAAATGAGAAACTAGTATCATCCCTGCCCCTGTTTCTTCCACAATGGATCGAAGCCTAGTCATAATACTATCAATAGTTCTGCGCTCATCCCCCTCAGTTGATGAGGATACAAGCATATGTAAATGATCAACCACTACCCACTTACAGCCACAGCCTATGATCATAAATCTAATCTTACTAAAGATAGCATCTATATCATTGGCCCCGAAGTGAGCATGAATCCAGACCCTGCCGTTATCATATATCCTATTGTATATATCCTTAAGATATTGTGGGTCATGGGATTCTCTAACATGGTCTACATATAGCCTATCATTAGCTTCTATAGACATCAGACAGTCAAGTGTCCTCATGTCATGCTCTTCTAAAGCTACGATACCTACGTTGTCCTCAGTGTTTGTGATTAGCCAATGCTCTAGTTCTCTAGTGATACTAGATTTACCTAGACCAGTACCACCTGTTAAAGTAACAAGCTCTCCTGCTCTAAGGCCATACAGCTTTTTGTTTAATCCTTCCCACGGATAAGGTACAGATTCTTTAGTCTCTCTGTTAAAGTATTTATCTTTAAGATCTTTAGCATTGAGTACACCACTTGGAGTATATATCTTTGCGTTCCACCAAGCTGATGTATAAGCATGAGCAGACCCTTTACGTAACATATCATTAGCATCTTTGAACTCATCAGGTAAGTTAACTATTTTAGCTTTTCCGGGAGTTAGTAATGTAGCTACTTTCTTAGCAGCTTCTTTACCTGCCTTATCATTATCAAAGTTTATAACTACATTATCGTATTGCTCTAGAAACTCTAGCGATTGTCTAGCATCTTTGACTGCAGCGGAAGCCCCATTCTTAATAGAAACTACAGGCCATTTAGAACCAAGCAATTCATAAGCTGCCATTGCATCACACTCACCTTCAACAAGAGTGATATACTTACCGCCAGAGGGCCAGAGTTGCTCACCAAATAAACCGCTGTCCTGTCCACTACCTTTCCATGTGAACATCTTGTTTTGTTCTCTTACTTTGTAACCTACAATTTCATTGGCTACATAGTAAGGGTAGAGATGCTTTATTATATTGCCTTTATAATCTTTTACTGCCTTAACCCCAAAGGCTTTGGCAGACTCTAAAGATATACCACGATCTGTTAAGGCTATAAACTCTCCTTCTGCATGGTTCATAGCATTATTCCTATATTGTTTTATATCCACAGGGGGTGAGGCTGTTGTTGTTTCACCATTACAAGCTCCTTCATAGTCTTTGAAATGTTTGTTACAACTAAAACAATGCCCCGATCCATCTTCATTAATGGAGACAGGATCACTGCCTCCACACTCAGGACAGGGCAAATGAAATTTGGCAAATGCCATTGGCTATTCCTCTTATTCAATTTTAACATAGGCTTCGTTTACATCTGGTGTATCAGGATCATCAGCAATAAACTTACCATCCTCAGTCCTTGCTCTCTCAGCTATAATCTTAGTATCTAGATTACATTCTAAGTCCATGATGTCAGTTCTCAAAGCTTGTAAAGCTTCTCTCTGAATCATTACCCTATCACTAAGATCGCCCAGTTCTCTCAAAGCTTTCTGCGCTAACCTAAATTTTAGTTTACCTTCGGAAGTGAAAAGGGAGACATCAAAGTCTCCCTCGTCACTCCTGAATATTCCATCAGGATATTTACTCATAGTTCATCTTCCTCCTCAAGTGATTCTTCTACACTAAACTCATCTCCTGCTTGATTGTATGTGACTAGATCAAGTATCTGAACAGCCTGTAAATCAAGACCCTTGTAAGTCTGGCCCTGTCGTGTAACTTCCCACTCCTTGTATTGAACATTACCAACCGAACCATTACCAACTGATACATCTATCTCTTGCTTAGACTTATCAAATAGTTTTGGTGCAGGTCTGATCAATCCATTAGGACCATTGACCTTACGCTTAACTACAACTGCCGGACCCTCTTCCATCTGCTTTATCTTAAAGCCTCTGGATTCAAAGTCTTTTGCTGTAGCGTCATCTACTATAACATTCACCGAATATACTGGCTCATAAGTAGTGTTAGGTACAGTGATTGAAGCCCAAACTAGTGGACGATTTTTAAGTACTGCCATTGTGTATACCTCCATAGGTATGTTGTTGTTAAACCGTTGTTAAACATTATCTTTATTATATTTATTCTTTTTGTGTTTCTCATATCCGTTTTTAGTTTCTTTATATTTATTAGATTGTACCATAGATTTGTTGAATTTACAAGCGTGTTTAGCTACAAAGTTATTTTTATTTCGTAACTCATGTGGCGATTTTCTACGCATTATTATAAATTCCTTTTCTTATAATCAGTTAGCTTCTTTAGTTTAACCCATCCATCATCTAAATATAAACTTACTAATAGCCATATTGTTATATTTATAACTATTAAAACACAAAATATTCCCCATGAAAAAGCCATATCTATTTCCCCACAACACGTTTATCATAGTTACTTACCTTTACTATATCCTTAAACGTATAAGGAGGACATTTAGTTATCTTACCTCCAGAGTTTAGGTAATCTATTGTCTGTTGTTTAAGTTTTAAACTTTGTTTTTCTTTTTCTTCTATGGTTTGAACATTAAATTTATAAGATCTTTTTACAAACAAATGTTGTAGTTCGTTTCTTTGAGTCTTCATATTACATCTCCAGTATCTTGAGTTATAAAGTTTCCAGTTTCTGAATCAAAGCATACACCTAGTCTATCAAGAATATAATTCCATGATCTAATAAATTCTATATTATTATCGGAATAGTTCTCATCTATTTCAACTTCATCTAGTATAGTATGCAAGGCTCTGTTAATTGTCATCTCGTTCTCCTTCATGTATATCAGCTAAGTGTTCTTGATACCTTATCTCTGCTTCTAAAGGTGATACATAGTCATCCTCTTGAGTCATAAGGTAACGATTAAGGTCTATCATTACTGGATCTCTATCTCGATTCATATTCTTCTTCCTTCTGAAGTAAAGATTCATGTTCCGCTCTTTCAAATGGATCAAAAGCTTTGACAATTTCAAGTACTCTTGAATTAGGTTGATCGTTAGGATCAGCACCACATTCAATGCAATTTTCAAAGTCACTAATATGGTGGATGTAATTAAATTCACATTCACAATCCCAGTAGTAAGCATCAGTTATAAAAGCACTGGTTCCTTTACCATGAGTTTGAAATCTCATATGTCTTCCTCATCATTTTCCTTTGGATAATCTTTGGATGTCAAAGCCCAACCCCACGCCTCCTCTTCATCGTCAGTCTCCGTTTCTTCGGCAGACCCTAAGGGTTCGTAAAACATGTCTCCAACTGCCATGTCCCAAGCACTTACTTGTGTGACCAACAGGTCTTTAACAAGCTCATCAATTCTTGCTTGTGCAATCCTCTTGGCTTCTTCCTCGTTGTCAGCTACAACATCGACAAATCTGTCAAGAACCACGGATATTTGATAGCGTCGGAGTTTTTGTTGTTTAGTCATCAGAAATCTACCTCCTTGACATCTAAGTCTACAGTGTACTTGTCAGGTGCATTTAAATTACCATCCCAAATATAATCATCACAAGCAATTAGCTTTGCTTCTGCTATGCTTTGAGCTTCTATATATAGCTTATGCGTTTCTATAACTTTAACAATAAATTGTTTTCTCATATGTCCTCCTACATCCAAGTTATTATATATCCAAGTGAAACATTCACTAAGCCTAGTAAGATAAACGAAGCTATAGTAATTACTATAGCCCCGAATACTTTGTAAATAAAGAACCAAAAGTTATTATGCATAACTATGCCACCAGTTTTGCACGATAGAATACTTCAGGATCTGATATAACTTTAGCTACTTGCGCTGTTCTAAGCTTAGTAACATTCATCATACTAGATGTCTTTCTTTGAGAAGGAGCATGAGTAGCCCAATGAGTCAAGGCATTATAGACTGCCCAAAGATTGTTCTTCATAGAAGGAGAGTATCTATCATTGTATATATCCCAGAGGAACTGCCAGTTTTTATTATAGGGTGTTGTATCCAGATCAAGAACATCTAAACCTAAAGTAGTCGCAAAAATATTTGCAATCATATCATGATCAACAGGAGTATTATACCAAACATCCCAGAGTTCTTGTTGCTTAGTCATTACCTCCATTCCTGCAGTAATAATCCTAGCACCTTTCTCAATGTCTAAGCTTCTAGTGTGTCTAGATTTATACAGTGTTGCAGAATCATTAGTAAAGATTTGACCATTCATACATGCAGACTGCCTAGCACCTACTGATAATATAAAACTAAAAGAACCATCAAAGCTATTGGTACTCAAGAAAGTTAAAGCTGCTGTATCACCATCTGGAGTTTGAATAATCTGGTTAGGTAAAGTATGCCTAACAAAACATTTAGCACCGTTGGTATTTGTAATAATATTTTCTTCAATACCTCTAATGTTAAGATCACTCCGAGAAATAATAGCGCGTTGATTGTTAATCATTTCTTTGTGAGTTACTGGATTATAGTGAGGACCGACAACTCCAAGACATTCTTCAGTATCAGTCCGTACTATTGCTCTCTTCTTAACTTCATTTAATTTAACACCAAATGAAGTATCAGATGTAAACATTAAAGGTTTCATTGCTACCTCAAAGTCAGCACTTCCATAATCAAGATGATTAAGATTGTTAGCGAACATGTTTGTTACATTTTCCATAGTATTGCTCCTAGTTTCAAAGGTCATTAGTAAACTCTCCAGTTAAGTAAGTGTAGTGAACTTCTGATACATGATTACTGTCAATAAAATCTTTAGGATATGAGGCTGCTATCATTGAACACCATGAATTCCACAGATTTTCTGTACCATAATCTTGACAAATTGTAATGTACTGCTTTATTTTATTGTTGTTATTTAATATACCTTTCTCACTAGTTAACTTCTTGTTTAATACCAGTGAGTTAGGTTTGATGTTATAAGTTTTTATATTATGAACATCCATACAACCTACTAATCCTGCAGTAAGTTGGCAAACGAACCCTGCTTTAGCTAATCCCAAGCCATCTATTCTTAGAAATATCTTCATAAGTGAGTAGGCTTTTTCATAAGAAGTTAGATGCACAGAGTTTAAAACTGCCATCATTTGTCCAAAGATAAAGTGCTGATGCTTTACCATGTAGTTATAAGTAGATCTTTTATTACCCCAAATAAACTTAGAATTTTTTTGATTCTTGTCCATGTCTAGTAACATATCACCTACTAAAGACCACTTCTGTTGTATGCTTAACACAACCATCATGATAACTAAAAATAAATTATCTGGATTGCGTTGAGCAAATGCTTTTATTTTTGGGCTATGTGTTTTAAACATATTTTGTTTTCTCTTTAATTAAATTAGCTGTCAAATATTGAGTATAACAATTAGCACACCACATAACTTTGTAATTATTAGTAGTCACTACTGCTGTTGTTATCTTACATCTATGGCATTTATTATCAGGCATATGCTTCTCCTAAGTAACCTGCAAAGTTTCCTGTATGTTTTTCTATTACATCTATGTAATAAATATCTTGATCATTAATATTCATAGTAACTATCCTACAACTATGATGAGTATCATCTTGACATTTGATACTAGCATTAGCAGCTGTAATATCTTTATATTTGTAAGGTCTAGGTACTATATTTATTGCAGTTTTATATAATATTTTAGACATAACAATCTCCTATAATTTCAACAGGTTCCATAGTTTCTATCCATACTTTAGCCCCACATGACAATGGTTTGTCAGGACTATATACAATCTTACCGTTAGTAAAATTAACCTCATTACACTTTCTATTTTGTTTATAATCTTTCACGGTCAACACAGGTTTGTTTGCACCTTTAGCATTAGCTCTAATGTTATGTTGATTAACATGAATATAAGTTTTCATAGTATCTCCTAGTGTGTTTGTGTAACTCCTAATCCTCTCCTATAGTAATTAGCACCTTCTTCAATCTGTTCCATTGTACAACCATCTAATTTTTTACAGGCTTCTTGTATTAATAAATGCATTGCTACTGCACCAGACATTTGATGAGTATCAATAGAATCTAAAGCTGTAGATATAATATCTATGTTGTCACCTACTTCAGCAATAAATGTTTCTACTATTCCTTGAGCAACTTCTGGAGTTAACTCTTCATCTTTTTTCTTAACACTTTTTATATCAATAACATTACTCATCATCGTTCTCCTTTAATTAACTGCAGTTATAAAGCCATCATACATTGTTACTTCAGCAAAAAATTCTCTCTTATGCCCTGTTAAGTGAGGTCTATTACAACCTACTAACTTACCTGTAGGTCTATATTCCTCACCAAATAAAGAAGTTTCTCTGTAGTTTAAGCGTTCCCCGATCATAGTTTTTAATTCTTTCTTAGTTGGGTAATCAAATATTAACATATTACATTTCCTCCATTAGTTTAATTAAAGTTTCGTGATCTATATTTTCCATATTAATATTCTCCTTTCCAGTTTTTAGGTAAGTTTCTTTTTCTTTTATCACCTGCTTTTAAAGTACAGTATTTACTAAAGGCATCCCATTTAGCACACTGCCAGTACTTATTATTTAAAAGTCTTTTGCCTTCTGTTACTGTTTTCTTTATAACTCCACAGGCATATAAGTCTCTGAAATACATCCACTTTCTACCTACATTAACATTATAAAAACGATGACCATTTTTAATATTAATATCTATGCAGAATTTATCTCCTACTTTGGGCGCAGTTAATTGTTCTTTATGTTCTTTGAATGTAAGATTGTTTATAACTTTAGTCATATAATCCTTCCTTAACAAAGTCTACTTTAAAATCTGTCGCTTGTAATTTCTGGACATTCTCAATAGTAAAATGAGTTCTATTGTCACCCAATATTCTAAGTATCCGATGAGCATACATGTTGACAGGTTTAAATTTATCTAGTCTATTATTCCAATAGATCTTTTTAACTAAAATTGTTTTCTCAATTACATTAGAATCTTCCATAGTTATCTCCTGTTATAATTCTTTGGGTAAGTATCTTGCCACCAAGTCCACTCAGGCATACTTCTAGTCTCTGAAGTAACTTCTTGTACTTCACCTCCTGATTTAAAGAACTCAGCAATTTGAGAATTAATATCAAGCGCGGTCAACTCAGGTTTATATTGTTTAACACTTGATACTTTACTTTTATTAGCCATCAAATGACATACACCATTGATAGTTAAAGCTTTATTATTATCTCTCTTAGTTCGTAAGTCCATAGCATCTCCTTAGATAGTTTAATGTTAACACAAAGCATAACATAACACAAAATAAAATCACGGTCATCTGTAGGCCAAATGGTATTACCTTATAAAATTTTATAATTTGCCAAGCCCTCCGTTGTTCGCTGTCGTATTTTTAAATGTAAAAGAAAAACTATTTTGTTGTTCTGCTCCTTAAAATAAAAAATCTTTCTCACCAAAGGGACGAAAGGTTTTTTATGCGCTGCAGATGTAACAACAAAATAGTTTTTATTTTTAATAACCTTTTATAATATAAATTTCTATAAATAAAAAAAATCCCCACTTAAAAAGCAGGGATTCTTTGTAGTGAGAAGCTTACTTGGTAAGCTCTTGAAGCGTTAGGCCTTTGCCGTAACTCCAGAAACTGTCCATGACTTCTTTCTTTAGCTTTACTTTGTTACCTTTTATCTTCTTCGGATTAGAAAATATCTGGAAGAATGCTTTACCGGAGATTGTGTTATCTTTGGAAACCTTTCCAATTATAGTACCTCGCAATCTGCTGTATATTCTTCCAGTATATTTTCGTTGAATCGTTGGATTCTCTTCAAGGAGTGTTGAAGTAGCATTGTAAGCTACGCAGTTAATCCATCCCCAACCGTTGAAGACTGCTGAGTCTTCAGAGTCTTTCTGGTCTAGCTTGTTATCTAATAATGATTTCTTAACAAAAGTTTCTATAGTCATGTACTGCTTATTTGGCTGTGTGTTCATGGTTATATCCTTTTAAGTTAATGTTATAAGGAAATTAAAGTTCCTCACAAAGTTTGGGACTTTTTATTTACGCCAATTAACTTAAAAGGATGTTCATAACCATACACAGCCGAGTAAGGAGTACGCTTATGACTATAGAGGCTTGAGTGATCATTATTAGATAACATGATCGACTTACTTAGACACATTCGGGGATGGATGTTGTAGCTGTTATACAATGCTACTTCAGCGCGGAACCCCTTTAAGCTAAAGAAAGATGTTATGTTTCTGGAGTTTAAGGAGCCTAACGCCCTGCTTAGATTATAAAATTCTCTGAAGAATCCCTGTGTATAACAATGGGGATTTAGTCACTTATGCTTAGAAATTTATAAGCTCTTTTTAATATATATATAATAACTATTTAATATATTATGTTGTTGAATTCTTTAAAGTTCTTTGTAGCTTAATTGTTACTTAATAGACTCAAGAGTCTCTAGAATTCTCTGTAAACCTGATGTCAATCTCTGGAACTTTAAAGTCTCTGGAGTCTTTAAAGCATAAGTTCCTTACAGAGTTCTATATAGGTCTACTTTAAATGTCTAGATAGTATTCAATGACCTCCAGAGTTGTAAGGGGTACGCAGGAGGCCACTACCCCCCACTAGGGTATATTATAGTTGGTCTACATTTTAAAGGGTTCTAGAGTGTCAACCAGTTAGTCGCGGAACTTTAAAGTCTTTAAAGGTCTTCAGAGGAAGAGAACATCGTTCCCTGACCCTTTAAGGATTTGAGGGGGCTATGGGGATGTAGTGAACCCGGGTGGGTTATATAGATTATACACCTAAATTATCATTTTGTCAAGTATTATCGTTATTACCGCAGAAAAAGCTTGACAAATCGGAAAAATAACTGTATAATGTTGTATATTATGAAAAAAGAATTAACAACTAAACAGCAGACTTTCTTAGACCATCTTGTACAAACAGGGGGTGATCCTAAAGAAGCAGCTAGGTTAGCAGGTTATTCCGAGAATGGACACTGGCAAGTCGTACACGCACTCAAGAACGAGATTATAGACTTAGCCTCAAACATCCTCGCGCAATCCGCGCCTAAAGCAGCTATGAAACTTGTGGATATAATGGAGTCTAATAGTCCAGTTCCTCAAGCTAACATGCGTTTACAAGCTGCCCAGACTATCCTAGATAGAACAGGACTAGGTAAACAGGAAAGGATAGATGTTAATCATAAATTAGAAGGAGGATTGTTTATACTCCCTGCCAAAGAAGAGATTATTATAGATGCAAAAGCGGAGATCGAGTAGCACCATTCCATTTGGATATGAGTTAGCACAAGATAATAAAACTTTAAAGCCTATAGAGAGTGAGTTAGAATCTTTAAAAAACATTGCTAAGTTAGTACAAGATGAAGTACTATCTTTACGTGAAGGAAGTCTTTGGTTGCAAACTGAAACTGGGAGATCTTTAAGCCACACAGGGCTAAAGAAAATTATAGCGAATGGAAGATTGGAAAAAGAATCCAGAGAATTATCTAACTGATGAGAATAATAACTTCGTTCTCAAGAAAGATGGTACGCCCCGTAAGAAAACAGGACGACCAAAAGGTGCAAAAGGTAGAGGGTATAACTACCACTCAGAAACTAAAACGAAGCTTCGTGCTAAACGAGCAGTTCGTAGCAAAGAAAAAAGTGCCACCAGACTTAAACAAAGATTAGATGCAAAAAGAAATTCATTAAATGCATCTAAAGAAACATTAAATAAATTAGATAAAAAGACGACTAATAAAGTTGTTACTGAAGATGTATTAGATCAAGTTCCAAAAGCTTTAAAAGAAGAAGTCAATAATAATGTTATCTTTAAGCCTAACAATGGGCCACAGACAGACTTCTTAGCAGCACCAGAGAAAGATGTTCTTTATGGTGGTGCAGCAGGTGGTGGTAAGTCTTATGCAATGCTAATAGATCCTTTACGCTTTGCACATAGATCTGCACACAGAGCGTTAATACTTAGGCGTTCAATGCCGGAGCTAAGAGAACTTATAGATAAAAGTAGAGAACTATACCCCAAAGCATTTCCGGGGTGCAAGTACAAAGAAGTAGAAAAACTTTGGAACTTCCCTAGCGGAGCCAAAGTAGAGTTCGGCTTCTTAGAGCGAGATGCTGATGTATATCGGTATCAAGGGCAAGCCTATTCTTGGATTGGCTTTGACGAGATCACTCACTTACCCACTGAGTTTGGATGGAATTATCTCGCTTCTCGCCTAAGAACGACCGACCCTGAGATTGTACCGTACATG